GACCTAGTTACAAGAAGGGCTTTTGATGCTCCTGCGGGTTATACACCTAGAAGAAGACAAAGAACAAATGACAGTTCTGCTACTGGTTTATTCAACTATCACGCTGATGATACTAATATCAGACCTTACTTGTTTTCAGGTGGACAGATTAAATTATATGGTCAGACTGTCGCTAGAGTAAAGTCAGGTAGTGTTGCTATCAATAACAACATAACACCGCAGAGATTCATAGGACAATCTTCTCGTCAAATTATGTCAGCACATATACCTGCTCAAAGAACATACGACATCAACTTATCATTGCTTGTTACAGATACAACCATTTGGGATGAACTAAGGAAAGAAGGTGAGTCTAATGGTAGTGGTCAACAACTAACTCTAAGGTTTGCTAAAGACATGGATAATAGTACAGTAGATGATTACATTGAGTTAAAGTTTGAAGACTACATTACTCAAAGTGTAACTGTTCCTTTGCCTGAAGATAAAGGCCCAGTACAAGTAGATGTAGTTCTTTCTGCTAGGAAATTAGCAGATGCTAAGTATCAAGGAGATTGGAAAATACTTCAATCTGCATCAGGAATATAGGGGGATTCTAAGTAAGTTAGAACCTTTATTATATTCATTACATTCCACTAACATCGTTTGTTTGTTAGTTTTTAGTTAGGTGGAAATACAATGAGTGAAGAAAAAATAGTAAGTGATAAGAACAGCCTGTTTGCAACAATTGCAACTGAATGCCATACGATAAAGGTAAGACCTGATTCGGATGAAGTGCTAAAAGTATGGGTAAAAGAACCCACTTGGCTACAAGTCGAGCAAGCACTATCTTCTGTAATGCAAGTAAATGATTCAGGAGAAATGAATCTTGATTTGAATAAAATGTACAAGTTCATGTGTACAGAGTTCGTAGAGAAAACAGAACCCAAACTTACTAGTTTAGAATTACTTAGACTAAGCCCTTATGTTGGGGCGCAGTTAAAAGAAGTCCTCCCAAACCCATTCTTTGATTTGCAGGAGGAGGATACAAAAAAAGCAATTTGATTCGTAGAGCATTACATGGTAGAGAAGTAGAGGCTTCTCTAGGTTTTAGAATCATATTGTATTCATATTGCAAGACTTTCTCAATAAGTCCTGCGGAGGCACAGCATACCTCAATGAAATTAATGACAGAAATGCTACAAATCCATACAGAAGTAGAAACCATGAAGAATAACGAAATGGAAAAGGAGATGAAAAAGAATGGTAATGGGAAACGATTCTGAACAGAACCTTTCTAAATTAAGTGTAGCATTTGATAGGGCTAACACTTCAATAACTAGAACAGGTCAAGCATTCGGTGAGTTGGCTAAAAGTAGTCAGGAATGGAACATTATCAGTCGTATTCTTTCCGGTACAGGGATGTGGAGATTACAGAATCAGATTCGTGCGGTTGGAAACGTAATAAACGTATATCACAATAGACAAAAAGAGGCTATGAAAAGCACAATAGAAGCAATAGAGGCAAATGAAAAATTAGCAGATTCTCTTAAAGCAGTAAGTGATGCACTTAGTTTGTCAGATGCTGATATTAAAAGAACGCCATTAGCAATGATGTTTACTAAAGCAGGTAGAGATGGTATTGCAGAATACAAGGCTATGTGGGAAACAGCAGGTAAACAATTAGCCAAAGCAGAAGGAGGGATTACTAAATCATTAACTCCTAGTGCTACTGCTAAATACTTGGGAGGTAAGTTTCTCAAAGGTAGAGAAGAAGAAGGAGGAACTGCTGAATATCTGTCTAAAGTTACTGGGTTTGGTAAGTTCAGAAGTAGAATGACTACACTTAAAGACAGATTTAAACAAACTACTTTTGGGGCTAATGTAATGCAGAATCCTAAATATGCTTTTACAACGCAAGGAAAAAGGCTTGCTGGTAGAGCAGGAGAGATTCTTAGTGGTGGTAGAGCAGGGTTTCAGAAGAATGCATCTAAGTTAGTTTCTAAATTAGGAGGAGTTGCCGGAAAAATAGCCCAGTTTTTCGTTGTAGGTGTAGCATTTTTAGCAAAAGCGTTAATAGGATTTTTAGCAATTTCATTGGGAATAGCATTATTAATATTCTTAATAAAGAAAATGAAATTAAGAGAAAGGTTTATGAAATTAGATGAAAGGTTTGGAGGTCTTGCAACAACATTTAAAGGAATCACAAAACTTTTTGGAGGGTTTATTGAAATGTTTAAAGGAGCATTTACTGGTGATTGGAAAACACTAAAAGGAGGTTTTATGAAAATGGCTGAAGGTGTTGGCTTACTGATAAAGGGAATATTACTAATAGCAGGTCAAGCGTTATTAGCCATAATAGCGGCATTTTGGAATGCTATTGCTACTAAAATAGAAGGAAAGAACGGAACTATTTTTGGACAAAAACTACCTAGAATGGCTAATGGTGGTATTAGTGGTGGAGGTTTAACATTAGTTGGAGAACGTGGGCCTGAACTAGTTAGATTACCTTCAGGAGCAAGAGTACACTCTAACGCTGAAAGTAGAAGAATGTCAGGAAGTAACATACACGTTCATGTTAATGGTAGAGTTGGTGCTTCTGATGCAGAGATACGAGATATAGCAAATAAGGTTGCTAGAGAAATTAATTTAAAGATGAATAGAACAGCACATACTACGGGGAGATTGTGATGGTTGACCCAAATTATAGAGTCTTCTTAGAACTACAAAGAAGGAATGAGTTTGGTAGTGGTCAAGAGAATAGAATCTCTTTACTTGCTAGTGACTTAACAGTAGCAACAAACAAAACGGTAATGAATCTAGGAGTACCATTCTCAGGAGCAGTAAGAGGTGAGTCTCTTAACTTGGCTATGGATATTGGCATGGCTCAGAAAACTGTTAGTGTAACAGGAATATTAGTTGACCAAACTATCACTAAAAAGAAAACAGAAGATGGGGAATCAAAGGCAAGAAGATTCACTTCTTTTGAATTAGCACAGTTAATTCATTCTTATGTTGATGCTAGTACGTTTCAAGATGACCAAAATATAAACAAGATTGTTATCTTAATCCCAAGTAGAGTTAATCATGATTTTGAATATCATGAAAATACTAATGAGAATACTGATTTGAATGATTGTAAATTAATACCTTGGTCATGGAAAAACAGAGAATACGATAATGATTTTACTGCGGCTGTTAGTGGAGGTAAAGCATATTTCACTCCATACAGTTCTAGTGATATAGATTCTGCTAGTCTAGGAATTACAGGATTCATTCGTTCATTTTCAACAACAGTTTCAGGACAGGAGTTTCCATCTGTACAATTCCAATTGGAGTTTGAGGAAGCAAAGGTGATAGCGGATAACTTCTTAGATTGAGGGATTAGAAATGGTTAACGCATATGTAGGTAATCCATACAAACTAGTCTTTCCTCTTCTGTCAAGTGGTTATCTAAATCTAGATTATGACATATCTGTTACTCAACCAAGCGGCACTCCTACTGCTGATACTATTTCTGATGTAAGAAATAGAAGTCCTTGGGATAATACAGGAGCATTTACTATTGAATGTATTATTACGCCATATGACGTAAACGGTTCTGCTAGATATGGAAACGCTGAGTTCGGGGTATTAGATTCTACTAAAACTCCTCCATATCCGAGTGATTCGCTTAGTAGTAGAGCAAGTACATATGAAAGTACTAGTATATTAGGAACGTCTTCTGCTACAAAATATACTAGTTCTCCAAAAAAGTTAATGATATTCCATAATACTAATGTACAATTATATTTAGAAAATACTACTGATAATAGTTATAATCAACCCGCCGAATATAAAATAGTAGCCAAGTTCAAATCAACAAATGGAACTCTTCAAACCTTAGAAACGGATACAATGATTAAAGCAGAGAATAAACTAACAGGTTATTATGACCCTTATGGATATTATGTAGGTAATACTACTTCTCTAACTAAACTAGATACTGCTACTGGTAATGGCACAGCCTCTACTTTAACATTAGGAACTGCTAGTAATATTAATTTAGTTGGAAAGGGAACAGAGTTGTTTAATAGTTCAGGAGTTTCTATCGGTAAAGTAGTCGGTACAAGTATTTTGCCGGGTAGTGGTGCAGGAGTAATAACAATGGATAAAGCCCAAAGTAGCACTACTGTTTATTACTCCCAATTGAAGGAAGCATTATATTTAGACCAAATGTATAAGATATCTTTTACTTATCTAAAACATGCCGCAGAAATATATCTTGATAATTCATTACAAGTATCAACACAACATTTAGAGTCTAATGTAACATTACATCCTAGTGATTGTAAAATAGGAAAAGGGTCTTCTGCTAGTGAACAGTTTTATGGTGAAATATATGAAATAGCAATGCATAGTGGTAATGCTCCAAATCTATCTACAACCAAAACACTTTCTCCAAGTTATAGTAACATATTGTTTTATTACAGGTTTGGTGAGTAAATGGGTGCGGCGAATACTACAACTGGTAGAATGTTTTACCCCATTAATGTCGGTAAAAAAGATACTGACGTAACTAGTGATTATGATGATAAAAGGAATGAGTTTGTTAGTGGTGATGCTTTTTCGGATGTTTCAGTTAATCCCCAATTTAAAGCAACTCAAATAGGATATGAAAACTCAACAACAGGACTTAGTTGGGTTGATTCTGCTAACTTCATTGAAATAAGAAATGCTCCTTATAGTGGTGGTGTATCAAACGATGATGCTAGTTTAATTGTGAATCGGATATACCCAACTAATACTTCATTAAGCACTTATGCTAAAAACAGAGATGAAACTAATTCGTATAAAATAAAAGTATATGATTCAAATAGCAATGATACTAGTGTAAATAATAGTAAGTTCAAATATAATACTTCTAACTATCCTTCGGGTGGTGTAATAGGTTTAGATATTGATAACTATGATTATTTTATTCTAATTAATCCCGACCTCACAGGAAATAAAGATTCTCATAGTACTTCATTAGTAAGTACTTTAGACACTGAAAGTAGGAATAACATTAGACCACACTTTGCTAGAATAACTAGAATAACATCGTTTGATGAGTTTGGTGATGGATTAGAGTTTGAGCCTAAATACCCAACAGCAGTTCCTATTAATTCTAATTTTGAAATATACAAAGGCACGGCTAAAACAGATACATCAGTTGTTGCAGTCAGTTATGGTTTAAGAGGAGATTCAGACTTAGCCACTGATAAGTATGATGTTACAGTAAGAGCCATTAGACCATTATTCTATTTTTACAATGATAGGTTAGACGAAGATAATCAATTAGATTTTTGTGAAAAGTATAATGTTACATCTGAGAGATGGTGGGCTTATGGAACAGAATTAAATGTTAATATTTATTCTGCTCACACCCAATATGCCAATACTACTTCTCAGACATTTCATTTAACAAATGGTAATACTGACCTAGATAAATTAATTGAAGGACAATCTATTTTTGATTCTGATGATAATTACATTGGTAATATTAAAGAAAAAACAGGAACAGCAGGACAATTTAAAATTGATTATTCTAGAATTAGTTTAAGTTCTTTTATCGCAGGTTCGAATACTGTACTGTCAATAGCATCAACTTCACAATCAGGTAGTTTAACAGGAGGTACTGGAACTAACACCTATTCCTCGACAGGAGGAGATGGAAATGGTGCTACATTTAATATTACAGTAGCATATGATTCAGGATTAGGCGTATATTCTTTTACTAGTATTGCTATTGCTAATGGAGGTACTGGGTATAGTTCAGGCAACGCACTTTCAGTGGCTGTACACGGAGCAACATTCACCGTAAATGTTGGTACAGTAGGTACAAGTGGAGAAAAAATAAAAATCGGTAAGACTATACAAAACGTAGTATTTAGAACTGAATCAAAGTTTTCTAACACAATACCGAGTTTGGGAAGAAGCAAAATACTCGCAACATTAGTAGATGCTCATAAGACTACTGATAGCAATACTAGTAATTCTTCTTTTGATGCAACAAAATGGGATAGTGCCTTTGTTAAAATGAAAAGACAGGCAAACGATTTACTCACACCTACTACTAATAGTATTGATGGTGGTTTAACTGGGCCAACTAGATACATTACTTTTGAAAAGGCAGAATACAAGAACAATAAAATTGAGCCTATACAAAGTAAGTCATTGAATAGTCCTAAAAACAAGTTGACTAAAATGGCTCATATTACTCTTATGGATAATAGTGGACTTCAACATCTAAAAGTTAGAGAAGGAGATGTGTTAAAACTAAGAAATAATCTATTTAATGGAAAGTTCACTAAAAAGAAGATAGAAGGATATCTAAATAAGACATCATATAATGCTCTTACATTATATAATATTCCAACAGATATAGATTTACACCATATACTATCAACAAATGATATTATTGAGGTAGGAGATTATCATTTTGTTGTGCATAGTATTACCAACAAGTCTTCTGATAATGCTCAAACTATTACAATAAAAGATTACAAGTTAACTAGTGCTTCATCTTGGGTTGGTTCAGGCAACCTAAATACACCTGACCCTGATATAGAAATACTAGGTAAAACAATGTTTGTAATGCCCTATTCAGGAGTTCTTAATTTTGAATTTGAATCAGATACAGTTGCTAAGATAACTACCGGAGGAGTATTTCAGACTTTAACTATGGATAATGTAGCGGTGCAAAGAACTGATAGTAGAATGCATCTATCTACTATGACACCATTAAGATATAACAGCCATGTTTTAGAAATAGACTATGCTGATAAAAATAATAAATATGCTAAACTTAAAAACCCTAATAAGACATTATATCAAAAATCAACAGTCTCTGCTGACATTCCATATTATTACAATGGTTCTTACTCTATTACAGATGAAGTATTTTGTGGTGAAGTAGAAGATATTGATATTAAAACAGAAAGTGGATTTACAAGTTTTAAGATATCAGGTAGAGACGATAGTTCTAAGTTGCTAGGAGATACAATAAGTAAAACATTAACACAATTTAGTGATGTAATTAAAACTTCTTTACCACCTTTACTCACAGTATCTCCAATTACTAATGTTGATAATCTTACTATCAGTGGTAAGACAATAACAATTGAACTAGATGATGAAAACCCAGTTCCTTCTGATTCCTTCGCTAAATATTCACTATTGTTTAATCACACTAATGATTTGATAGGCGAAGTTGCTAGTTCTTCATATAACGGAGGTGGTGGCGACCATGTGTGGACAATAACCCTAACAGACCAAGCACTAACTACTTCTGAAAATGACACACTTAAAACATACAATCCATATGGTTCAAATCAGATTAATTCTATAACAGGGACTAAAGCCTTACAAAGTAATCCTACTGATAGTGTTGGGTTTGGTGACTTTACTTCTATTAGTGAAAAAGGACTTTCATTTAAATCAGGATTAGATATTGGTTATACTACTGGTTTTGATTACACTACATTACAATTATCTTCTAATGATGATTCTACAAAAACAGGCAATACTCTTGGATATGATATATCTGCCCCTAAATCAATATCAACCGAGGACTCAATTTTTGCATTTACAATAGGAAATGAAAACGGTGTGGATATTACTAAGAGTGATATTATGTCAGTTAACTCTGAAATGTTTGATGTAGTTAGAATTACTGAGCAACACTCTGCTTCAACAGTATTAGAAATTGCTCCTTTATTTCCAATGGTATTGGGTCGAGTAGAGATAAATAGCCTTGATGATAGAGGAAATACTAACTTGTATTTGGTTAATAATAACATAGAATCGGGTGGTTTTATTCATAGACTCAATAATAATTTTGAGGTTGGAGGGAATATAACCCCTTCTGAAACCATTAGATATTGGGATTTGCAGACTATAAATGAGGGAGGTTTAACAAGAACACATGATAGTATCTATAATGTAGGTAAAAAACCTCAAGCAATACAAGGATATGCAGTAGGATATGGTGTTAAAGCAGATGGTACTCTTACTACATTATCTGCTACGTCAACAAGTAAGCCTAAACTTGGTAGTAATACATTAGATGGATGGACTCACTTATCATCGTATTACCATGCTACTGCTCCATTACCAAGAACAGCCCCATTAGATTTAGTATATTGGAATGTCCCTAACAATAAACCATATGAAATAGATATTTTATATTCAGCATTTGAGCAAATAGACCCTAGAACATTACCATATGAATTATTAGCAACAGGAGATATTTATCCTTCATCTAAATTAAGACACAACAGCATGTTTGCTCATTCAAAACCATATTCAACCTTTGGTATAATATACGAAAGTGAAGCCTCTAAAAGCACAAATAAAACCTCGCATCAGTCATATGATGGTGTAACTGCACAATCATTAAAACGAGACATTAATTTTGAAACTGGGGTTATCAAAGGGAGTGGTAAAAATACTGCTGAAATGAAAAGATGGGGAATAATACGATTAGTTGAGGCTACTTTTGATTGGCACTTTAATCCAATTGATTTTGAATCATTACGTTCCTCGAATGAAATACCTGCCGTACCTTATTTTGATTATCACATGATAACAAGACCAAGTATAGTTAATTTAACTGATAGTCAATTAGACAGTGACGATACTGATGGGGATATGTACTACAAGTTATCTTTACTAAATAGCGGTTATGCTAGTAGCGAAGAAACAGCAGATGGTGATTTTATACTAGAAAGTAATGAATATGGTGGTTTAGCGGCAGTTAGTGCTAAGGAGGGATTTTCTAAAAATAATCTATCTATAACAAGTTCTAATGACACTCTAAAGTTTTCGGGATATACATGGCCTTATGGGGATTCTAGTAATGGACACCCTTTCTTCGGTGTTGAAACATTTAGATTATTCTCTGCTCCTGATTACAGTTTAGAAGGCTTAACTACTAGAGACGCTGATTTAGACGGTGCTTCTGCCCCCGATTCTTACTTTGTTGATAGACAAAATAATTACCGTAATATCAGATTTCATACTGCTTGGCTTATGCGCCCAAATATTACTACTGATTCCTTTTCTCATCAGATGTTGAGAGAGGATACTGACTATGACCCGATGAACATTATTTTACCTATTATAGCCGAAAATAAAGACCCATCTCAAAAAGGTAGTAATCATGATAGAGACATGAGATATTCTCCTTTTCATTCTATTGATGGTTGGGATGATGATAACACTACTGCTTTGAATACTGACAGTTATAGAAAATTGCTACATATGTCTAGGGTGATTTCTGCTATGATTGCAAAGTCGTATGGAAGTGGACATACAAAAACTCCAACTGATTATAATTCATTAGGTGTAGGTAGAACACATGTTTATGATAATTGTATTGGGTTGTTTAAAGATTGGATTCCGTCTACTGACAATTTAAGTAATGTTGGTTTAGATATATCACTATCAAGTGCGCCCTTATCTTTAGCCACAGAGTCTACATTTACTAATTTTAGTCAACGTTCATTTGGTGGGGCTACTATTTATGGAATAACAGGACAGGAACAACACACCCAAACGTCAAGGCTATGGAAATTTACTAATGTAGACACAGGAAGATATCTATTGAATGGTTCTTATACTCCTGTTTCTAACAATTATCAGGCTTCACTTTTAGGAACAAAAAGTAAACTATATCCTTTAACTAAATTATCTAGTCGTAAGTTCAATGACGCTCTTGCATATCGAAAAACAACACATGAGTTGACGGCTATTACTAGTACTAGTAACAATAATACAGGGATGATGTTTTGTCCGCAAATGATAATTAAACCAACATTTAATTTAACTGCTAAACCTATTTCAGTTTATTCAGATGGAGTAGTTTATTCAAATAATAATAAAACAATAACTTTTACTTTAGGTGACAACTTAACTCACTCTAATAAACCACATACTTGGTTATCATTTATGCCTGACTTAACAGGATATTATATTGTATCGGAAGAGTTAGTAGATGGTTCAACACTAAAAAGTGCAAGACATCATGGTGTTCCTAAGTTTATGGCTAAAATAACAAACCATAATGTTACTGCCCCTAGTTTAACAGGAACACTTTCTTGGGAAAAACACGAATTGACTTTTGATACTGCAATTGATACATCAAATAATGGTGCTAAATACAGACTAATGAAAATAGCAGAAAGAACTTTTGACGAAACTCCAAATAAAATAGAGTTTAATGTAATGAACGATACAGGAATAAAATACAATACTTTTGCAGACAATTTTAGAAGTGGTAAATCATCATCTGAAGATGCTTCATCTGCTAATGAAAATAAATACTACCAAGAAGGAGTTTACTCAATGTATCTAAGATTAGATATTGATAGTACTGTTGTAGTAGATAATCCATTTATTGAATGTAGAACTACTACAAGTGCTATTAGAAATAATATAGGATTATTCTCAGAAGGTGATATAATTACCACGCATGTTACTGATGGTAATAATAAACAACAAGTAGATTTTACAGTATCGCTTACAAGACCAAAGAAAACAAGTAAAGCAACTGAGCCATGTTTAGTCTTGACCTATGATGGTAAACTAACAGGCAATGGGGTGGTATCTTGTGGTGAAATATTTGATGTTACAATAGGTAAGAAACCTAAATTACAAAATGTAAAAAGATGCTACATTGGAACTACATATGATATTGGTTCTAATATTGATACTGAATTAGCAAATATAGTAAAAAGTGCAGGATTGGAATATGATGAAACAAAGAGTACTTCTGTATTTACCACTAACATAGTAAATAGTAATGGAACAAATACAGTTGTCTGTTTAGAAAGTGTAGTTGGTTTGAATAATGGAGATGTAATATACACTCAAGAAGGACATTTAATCGGTAAGATACTATCAATAAATAACCAAACAATAACCTTCGCTTCCGGTGGAAAATACTATTCTCCTCCTCAATATTCTGCTATCATAAAATACAACAAAAAAACATTCGTTACTAATTTAACATTTAATAATACAGATTTGTACGGGGCTATTAATTCGCTAACAAATAAAAAAGGATTAGATTATAAAATCAAAGGAAAGAAGATAATATTTAGAGACTCTGATGATATGACAGGATTAAGAGTTAAAGAGATTAAGTTTGAACATCTAGCGGGACACGAGCCAATACAAAACAATACTTCTCTGTTTGATAAAATAAGTGTAGTAGTTGTTAATGGAGATGGTGTATCTCATACAATGGTTAGTAATAAAGTTAGAAACATGAAGACTTTAACAGTAAACGATAGTACAATTAAAACACAAGAAGAAGCAATGATAGAAGCAAGTAAAAAACTACAACTTCACAGTGGAGAAGCAAGAAAGATAACATTACAAATTAACAAAGAAGGATTTGAATTATTAGAAGCAGGTGATATAGTAGTACTAGACTTCCCAACTTATAACATACCTTATGGTGAATATGTAATATTTGAAATAGAAAACGTACTAGGTATGATACTAACAATGACAGTTGGTACATATAGTAAAGGCATTGCAGAAAGATTATCAGAAATTACTGAAGCGAGTAGAAATGATACTTCACACTTACTAACAGTTGACTCTGTTTCGGCAACAAGTAGCAATTCAATATTCGATAACTTGAAGTTAAGAGTTTCTTCCATAGAGTATAAGGTAGTGGGGGAGACATTGAATGCTAACATGGGTTTCGATGATGTGTTTGGTTTCAGTGAAACAGTTGGGTTTGAAACAACCTCTACTGGAATAAGCGCGATAAAGAAGGAATACAAGAATAGATTTTACGATTAAGGAGATATAATATGATACCAGTAAACGGATTATTAGATGTAGCAGACTACATTGTAGCACAATATACTAAAGTGAAAATAGGAACAGGTGGTTCTCCTACTTCTTTTTCTGATTTAAAATTAGACTCTTTTGTAGCAGAGAAGACAGTCGTTCCTTCTGTTAATAGAGCAAGTGGAACTATGTCTTGGGTTGCTGAGTTTACTGGTTCTGAAATAGGTAATGAAGGTGTAGCAGAACTAGGAATATTCAAGGCTTCAGACGATACACTATTGAGCCGAGTCACCTTCACAAATACAGGAGTGTTGGCTTCGGCGGATACTTTGACCTTTACTATTGAAATGGAGATGACTTGATGAGTGGTAGAACAAACCCTAATTTTATTAGCACATTAAGTACAAGTCCTACTTTAAGACTTATAGATGGTACTGATAATTTACACAGTGCTATTGTTGATACTCTTAACATTGCTAGTGGTGGTAATAGAGTAGTTAGAGGGTTTAATATAACTCTAGGAAATGCAGGTGTTTACACTTCTTACACTTTAAATGGGTCTGATAATTTCTTTCTTAGAGATGGAATACTCACCCAAATGCAAACTGGAACTGTTAGTCAAACAGTAAATATGCAGAGTGCTAGTGATAATACATATGCTGTATTAGTTATTGAGGCAGTTTATACTAGTGGTTTAATCACAGGTAATCAATTAGCAATAAGAAACAATACTAATGGGAATATGGTCGCTCCTTTGAATGCAGATGATATTCCTATTGCAGTAGTAGAAATTGCAGGAGGCAGTTCGCCGGATGCTGTTGATAGGAAAGTTCAGTTTTTAGGATATGAACAAACAAATCAAGGGATTAGTATAATAGATAACAATACTGAAACTCTTAGAATTAATAAAGAAGGAACTATTACTAAAACAGCATCAGGTACAGAGACAACAGTAACTATTCCTTCTACAACAGGAACATTAGCACTAACCTCACAGATACCAACTGCCGCTTCTACTAGATTCAATGTTGATGCGGCAGGTGATTCAAACGTATTTACAGATGCAGACCATGCTAAACTGAATGCAATTGCCGCCAATGCAAACAACTTCTCTCTTCCTACTGCCGCCGCTAATACTCTTGGTGGAATAAAGGTAGGAACTAATCTCAGTATAGATGGTAGTGGAGTTTTATCTTCTACTAATACTAACACGCAAATATCAACAAGTACAGTTCAAGGAATTGTAGGTGCTATGTTTAGTGGTAACACTGAAACAGGAATAGATGCAGTATATCAAAGCAGTGATGGGACTATTGATTTGTCATTAACTACAACAGATGTTGATGTAAGTGTAAGTAATTTAGAAACTAGACTTGCTCAGATAAACACTGCTACCACTATTGGTAATGGCGTTGCGTTAACAACAGGTGGAGATTTAACAGTTACAGGAGATTTGACTGTAAGCGGTGCTACGACTACTCTTAACGTTGCTAATTTAGCCGTAGAGGATAACACCATAGTTTTGAATAAGAATCAAACAGGAAACTCTTCAACAGATGCAGGTATAGAAGTTGAAAGAGGAAACTATACTAATGTACAACTAAAGTGGAATGAAACTTCTAACAGATGGACTTTTACTAATGATGGTAATAACTACTTTAACATACCAGTTACATCTGAATTGGCTAATCCATATGTTCATCCTAATTATACTACGAGTAATCTAAACACTACTGGTGCAGTAATAATAGATAATATTAGTACGAACAACACTGGTCATATTACACAAATGGGAACTAGAACTTTATCTTTAGCAGACTTAGGTTATACTGGTACTACTGATGCTAATACATATGTACATCCTAATCACAGTGGAGATGTAACATCTAGTGCAGATGGGGCTACTACAATAGGAGCAAACAAGGTCACTACTGCCAAAATAAATAACAGTGCAGTAACGACATCAAAGATTGCTGATAATGCAATTACTAACGTTAAAATTGATTCTAATGCGGCTATTGCTCAGAGTAAAATTGATGGGTTAGTATCTGCTCTTAGTGGTAAAGAACCCTCTCTTACAATAAGTGATGGTCTTGATAGAACTAGTACTACCTTAAAGTTAGATATAGATGGATTGTCTAATGAAAACGGAATTGACAGAACTGCTGATTTCGTTGCTTTTCACGATAATACTGTTGGGTTGAAAAAAGTAAACCTAGCAAATATATTTACTAAACTAACTGCTAATGATATTCCTAGTCTAAGTGGAGCATATAGAGCAGTTGGGACAAAAATAATAAATGCAGATATAGATAATGGTGCTAACATTAGTGCAGATAAGATTGCATCAGGGACTACTAATAAAGTATTTACAAGCACTCTAGAAGCAAAACTTTCAGGTATTGAAGCAGGAGCAGAAGTGAATGTTAATGCAGATTGGAACTCAGGCAGTGGAGATTCACAGATATTAAACAAACCAACAATACCAAGTGGTAATCAGATAATTGATTGGACTGCTAATGGAGCAGGTACTATTCATACTTCTAATTATGTGAATACTCAATACACAATAGGAGATGGTGAATTATCACAAAAGAACTTTACAACTGCTCTTTATGATAAGTTAGTCGGTGTAGCCGCTAATGCTAATAACTTCTCTTTAACAACAGGAGCAGTTACTAATGCTCATTTAGCAGGTAGTATTGCTAACTCTAAATTAGATGATATAGCACAAAGTAAAGTTACTGGATTAACAACTGCTCTTAACTCAAAGGTAGAGAACTTAAGCGACTTGAGTATTACTGCTTCTGCGACTGAACTAAACATACTAGATGGAGTTAGCGGTGTAAGTTCTACTGAGATAGGACACTTAGATGGTGTTACTTCTTCTATACAAACTCAACTTAACTCTAAATTAAGTTCACTTGCATTAGCCGGATTAACAGATGTTAGTTCTTTTGATACCACTATAAGCAGTCATCCTTCAGGAAGTGGAATACCAAGTTCATTAGCAGTGAAAACTTATGTTGATGGAAAGGCTACTGTTGATACTACTTATTCTATAACAACTGAAGATGGTTTAGATGCAGATGGTAATAATGATTCTGCGGTAAAAACTATTAGATTAAACGATAACACTAGTGGTTCAGGTAGCGTATTCCATTTAGCAATGGGAACAGGGCTTGCAATACAAAGAAGTACTGAAAGTAATACTCTCACTATTTTTAACACGCATACTAATAATAGTACAGTTAGTAAAGCAACAATTACTCCTGTTCTTGCTTCTTACAATGGAACAGAAACTCTAAACATAGGAGATACAGACAATGATACTACTGTTAACATTAGAGGTAATTTAAATGTTTTAGGAACTACTACTACTGTAAATCAAACTGAAGTTAATGTACAGAATGCATTTGTGTTTGAAGGTGCTGTTGATAATGATTTTGAAACTACCTTATCTATTTCAGAACCAACTGCTGATAGAACAATAACTCTTCCTGATATAACAGGTACTCTAATTACATCAGCAGATACTGGAACTATCTCCAATGGGATGATAGCATCAACTGCTATATCTAGTGCAAAGATTAGTACTAATGCAGTCTTAACAAGTAAGATTAATGCAAGTGCTGTAACCACTGCTAAGTTAGCAAGCAATGCAGTTACTAATGCTAAACTTGCTGATGATGCAGTGCAAACAGATAGCATTGCTGATGGAGCAGTTACAGTTGGTAAGATAACAGGACTTACTGATTTAGGCAGTGGGGCAGTAATCAGTTCAGCAGAGAGAACTAAACTATCAGGTATTGAAGCGTCAGCAGATGTAACAGATGCAACTAATGTTACGGCGGCAGGGGCTGTAATGGATGGAGACTTTACAAGTAACGGATTCATGAAAAGAACAGGAGCAGGAAGTTACACTGTTGACAACAGTAATTATCTAACTTCACTATCTGTTACTGGGCTTTCAGATATTAACGCATTTGATTTAGACTTAAGCAGTGTTAGTTCATCAGATGATAGTTTAGCATCAGCAAAGGCAATTAAGGCATATGTTGATAGTAGTGTTAGTGGAGCAGGTTCATTCAGTTCTTTCAATATTAAAGACGGAGTTGGAACTACTGTCAATGTTACAGATGGTAAGTTTGTTCAGTTTACACAAGGAACAGGTATTACTGCAACATGGACTGATACTAACAGTGGAGCATCAACTGACCCATTTGACCTTACATTAGTTAATACTGGTGTTCTTTCTAATGTAGCAGGTACAGGTATTGGGGTTAGTGGTGCAACTGGCAATGTAACTATCACTAATACAGACTTAGGTTCTGCACAAAATATATTCAAAACAATAGCAGTTAGTGGACAAGATAACATTGTTGCAGATTCAAACACTGATACATTGACACTAGTCGGTGGTGCTAATGTAAACATAACCACAACAGCAGGTTCGGATACAATTACTATTGCGTCTACCGATACAGATACTCATCTAACTCAAGAAGAAGTTGAAGATTATGTTAGTGGTTTAATTTCAGCAGGAAGCAATATAACTGTACAATATGCAGATAATGCGGGTAGTGCGGGTTCACTAAGCATTGCAGGAACAGCCAACGATAACGTGTCAATTGATAACTTAAAGGCTAGACTAAACTCCGATTTTGGTGGAGATTACACAATAGGTAGTCAGGCTGACGATACACTAACAGTAAGTGGTTCTCTTACAGTTGGTGCAGATTTAATTGTTAGTGGAGATACTATAACAATGAACACTTCTACTTTAACAGTAGAAGACCCTTTAATTGCTTTAGGAAGTAATAATGCCGCAGATGCAGTTGACTTAGGTTTCTATGGTAAATATGTTGATGGTAGTACTATCAAATATACAGGGTTGTTTAGAGATACATCAGATAGTAACAAGTGGAAGTTATTTACTGATACAGGTAATACTCATGCCGCCCCTACTACTACAATTAATACAACAAGTGGGTTTACTTTAGGTACATTAGTAGCCGCTACTTTTGAAGGTGGTTTAACTGGTAACGCTACAACTGCAAGTACTTTAGCAACTGCTAGAACAATAGCAGGAGTTTCGTTTAACGGTTCAGCCGACATTGACATACCAATAAACAACTTAACAGGAACACTAACTGCGGCAAATGGTGGTACTGGGTTAACATCAATTTCTACATTATTAAACAGTAATGTATCATTAGCAGTTGCAGACTTATCTGATATCACTTCACTTGATACTGATATAAGTTCAGTTAGTAGCAGTGATAATACTCTTGCTTCTGCTAAGGCTATCAAAACCTATGTTGATGCTCAGTTTGCAGGAGCAGGTTCAGGTGATATGACTGGTGTTGATATTACAGCAGGAGATGCAATAACAGTATCTCAAAGCAATACAACAGCAGGAAATTACACTGCTACAATAAGCGTATCAGGATTAGGTGTTGCACAATTAGCAGGAAGTGCATTACAAATAAGTTCTGAATCATTCAATAACAACGATACAAGTTTAATGACTTCTGCCGCTATTGAAGATAAGATTCTATCATACGGATATGGTGTGGGAACAGGTGATGGAGATATTACTAGTGTAATCGCCGGAGTAGGTTTGAGTGGAGGAGCGACTACTGGTGACGCTACACTTAACCTTGACTTTTCTGAACTAACAGATATGACAGGAGATATAGCAGGAACTACTGAGTTTATCATACAAGATGGAACTACTGAATCTAGAAAAGCGGCTTCAGAGATTAAACTGTCTTACTTCAATAATGATTCTAATTGGAATAACTATGTTCATCCAACAGGAGCAGGGAACAACCATATTCCAACAGGAGGTTCAGCAGGACAATTCCTAAAGTACAGTTCTTCGGGTACTGCTTCTTGGGCTACACCATCTTACACAACAGAGGAACAAATAGAAGATTTCATTGCGGCAATGATTACTGCGGGAACAAATATAACTAGTACATATGATGATACTGCGGGAACACTAACACTATCTTCAACTGATACTAATACTCAACTATCTGATGCTCAAGTAATTGCTAAGACTTTAACAGGTTTTAGCATAGCAACTAATGTAACCGCAGTTGCTTCATCTGATTCTATACTGGTGGCGTTTGGTAAGTTAGAAAAGAGAGTAGCAATAAACGATAGTAAAACAACTAACTCTGATACTACTTACAGTGAAGCAACAAGTTCCGACTTAGGTCTAGTTAAGATTGGCTACACTGAATCAGGTAAGAATTATCCAGTTGAATTAACATCAGGTCAAATGTTCGTTAACGTCCCTTGGACTGATACTAACACTAATCTAAACCTATTAAATGATGGTACTTTCTCTGCTAATAGTGCTACTTCTGCGGCTAGTCAGCAGTCAATTAAAACATATGTTGATACTTCAGTTGCTAATTTAGTTGCTTCTGCTCCTCTTGCTTTAGATACTCTAAATGAATTAGCAGTTGCTTTACAGTCTAACGATTCAGATATTACTGGTATTACTACTGCTTTAGGTAACAGACTAAGAATTGACGTTAACAACCAAGGTTTATCTTCTACACAACAAGGATATGCATTAGATAACTTAGGTATTACTGCATCATTAACAGAATTAAACATACTTGATGGTGGTCTATCTGCCGGAGATATACCAAATCTCAATGCTAGTAAGATAAACGATGGAGTGTTTGCTAGTGCAAGAATACCTACATTAAACCAAAATACAACAGGAACTGCGGCAGGACTTTCATCAACATTAGCAATATCAAGTGGAGGAACAGGAGCAACTTCTGCACCTATGATTGGAGTAGTTACTGCGGCTAATGCGGGTGCGGCAAGAACAGTATTAGGATTAGGAACGGCATCCACATTATCGGGTACAGGTGCAGTCGCTAACGATAATACAGGGTTAGTAACAGGAGATGTTGTCTTTGATTACATAGCAACACAGAACTTTGCATCTAGTGGTGCGTCTAACTTTGTTGTTGGTGATATTACTGGTCAAACTGAGTTAACAAGTGGTCTTGCTTCGACAGATGAATTAGTACTTAGTGATGCAGGAACATTAAAGAGAATGGATATTAGTGTCCTACAATCCTATATGCAAAACGAATTAACATTCACAACAGATACTCAAAGAACCGCAGGAGCATTATTGGACTTAAACGGTAATGCGTTGGATGTTGACTTGTCTGAATTGACTGATATGTCAGAATCTTGGGTAGCAGGGGAAGATGAGTTTGTAGTATTAGATAATGGTGTTCAAAAGAAAAAACTATCTTCAGAAATATTTGGTTCTAATGCATTTAATTCAACAGCATATCTAACAGCCCATCCTAACATTAATGCGGCTAATTCAGTAGATAATAGTGGTAGAACATACATACAAGATATTACTCTTGATGGTAATGGACATATTACTGGAATTGTTTCTGCTACTGAAACTGTTACTGACAGTGGTAATACTACTTACGGCATTTCTGCTGTTGATGGTTCTGCTGTTGATGAAGAAATTATTCGATTAACTGGTACTGATTCTAGCACTGATGACGTAGTGCTTGAAGCGGGTAATGGATTAAGCGTTGCACGTAGCGGAGATAAGATTACCTTTACGAATACAGTAACTGATAGTGGTAATACTAATTACAGTATAGGTATTCCTAATGCTACGACTAAACTAAGATTAACTGGCACTAATACTGTCACTGATGATGTAGAGTTTGCAGGTGCAGGTACTGTATCTGTTTCTAGAACTAGTGATAGTAAGTTTACAATCACAGGAACTGATACTAACGTAAATACCACTTACGGTATTTCTACTCTTGCAGGTGCAACAGGTACATCGGGTCAAACAAGGATTCGTCTAACTGATAGTGGAGGTAGTTCTGATGATATAGTACTCGCTGTAAGTACAGGATTAAGTATAGCAAATGATAATGATGTTATTACACTTACAAATACTAATACTGGTCTTTCTAATGCTACCTTATTATCTAAATTAAATGCTCTTGAATCTTCAAGTGGTACTAATGATGAAACAATAAATATCGGTGCAGACTCAGGAGACACAATTAATTTCAGAGGTAATGCTACTATTGCAGGTAATCTAACTGTTGGTGGAACTACAACCACAATTAATACTGCTACTATTGAAGTTGAAGATAACATTTTACAACTAAATACTACACAAGGTTCTCCCGATACTGCTACTGCGGCTACAAGTGGTATATCCATTTACAGAGGTGTTGATAGTGGTGACAATCCTATAACACAAGCATCTCTTATCTTTGATGATGCTGATGATACTTGGGATTTGACAAATGCTCTTACTGTTGGAGGTTCAAGTGGAGTAACGCTTGGTTCAGGTTCTATTTCAATTAAAAATAGTGGTTCACAATCTAATATTGATTTCTATTGTGAATCAGGTAATTCACATTATGCGAGATTACAAGCACCTGCTCATTCATCATTTAGCGGTAATCATACTATTACTTTACCATCTTCGACAGGAACATTAGCATTAGAAAATGCAAATACTACTGGTAATGCCGATACTGCTACAAATCTTGCAGGTACAACAACTGCCGCTTTCGTATATGCAGGGCCAACAACAGGTGATGCCGCCGCACCTACATTTAGAGCATTATTGGCCTCAGATATTCCTACACTAAATCAGAGTACAACAGGTAATGCCGATACTGCAACTACGGCTACATCTGCTACATCTGCTACATCTGCTACAACAGCAACTAATGTAGCAGGAGGGGTAGTAGGTTCTATACCGTATCAAACTGGTTCGGGTGCTACTTCTCTCTTAGCAGGTAACACTACTACAACAAAGAAGTTCCTTACACAAACAGGAGATAATACTGATTCTGCCGCACCTTCTTGGGGAACATTAGCGACAGGTGATATTCCTAGTCTAGCGGCAGGTAAAATTACAAGTGATACTTTTGCAGATGCTAGAATTAGTCTGTCTTCTGTTGCTCAACATCTTATTACAGGAGCAAGTCAAACTAAATATCTAAAGATGACTACTGACGCTTCTAGTGTAGCATCTCTTACTGCTAGAAGCGATAGTCAAATGTTGGATGACTTAGGATTATCAGCCGCAGGTAAGGTTGCTGTTGCAGTAGGAAGTCCAAGTAATAACACAAGTGGTTTGATTAAAATAACAGCAGATAATAGTGGGGGTCTAACTTCTAGTTTAGATACAAACACATATCTGACATCTGTTTCTACTAGCGATATTGATAACAATGCAGTAACTTATGCAAAGATGCAAGAGGTTTCTGCTACAAGTAGAGTGTTAGGAAGAATATCTACTAACGCAGGTGTTGTTGAAGAATTAACAGCCGCAAATCTTCGGACAATAATAGGAATTGGTGCGGGAACATCAACAATAGAAAATGGTGCAACAGCAGACCAAACTGCTACTGAGATATTAAATCTCTTAGAAGATAATATAGATAGTGTTCATTATAAGGATGGAAGTATTGATAATGTCCATTTAGCAAACTCATCTATTACAGTTTCTGATAGCGAAAGTACACCAAACACAAGCCCTGTGGCTTTAGGTGGTACTTTGACATTTGCAGGTACAGCCAATGAAGTAACAGTATTAGAAAGTGCAGGAACAATAACAGTTGGATTGCCTGATGATGTGACTATTGCAGGTAATTTAACAGTAACAGGAGATACTATTTATCACAACGAGACTGTTAGAATTACAGAAAATAACAAAATATCATTCTTCGCAACTAATGCGGGTGGTGATGATTCTAGTGGTGATGATGGAGAAGTAATACTAGAGGCACAAGACCCTTCTAACACTGATGTAACTATTAAATTACCTTCAACAACAGGTACATTAGCATTAGTAGATACGGCAAAACCTGTTAATCATGTTTATGCAGGGCCATCAAGTGGTTCTACTGCTGTCGTTCCTACATTTAGGTCATTAGTATCAGCAGATATACCAAATCTTTCAATGAGTAAAATTACTAGTGGAACACTTGCGGTTGCTAGAGGCGGAACTGGTGTTACATCTATTCCTATGGTTGGGCTAATCACTGCGGCTGATGTAGAGGCAGTAAAGACACTCTTATCGTATGGTAATTTAGCGGCTTTAGATTCGGTAGGAGCATCACAAATAACTGATAACTCAGTTGGTGCGGCTGAATTAAATGTTACCGGAAATGGAACAAGTGGCTATGTTCTTTCTTCTGATGCAGATGGGTCATTTTCTTGGGTTTCTCAATCAGCAACAGGAATAGCATTATCTGCTTTATCTGTTGGAACAGAAGGTACTCCTTCGGGTAATGGAGGAATAGCATACGATAACAGTAATGGTGTATTCACTTACACTCCCCCACTTAACATAACAGGTAATGCGGCGTCTTCCACTTTAGCAGCAACCACTACTGTTACTGATAACAATACAAGCACTGTGTTTCCAGTAGTTTTCCATGATGAGTCAAACTCTCTATTAGATGATACTGGTAATTTTACATACAAACCCGATACAGGAGAAGTTCGTGCAAACTTCCTAACAGCAACATTTGATGCTAATGTAAGTGGTAGTGGTAGGGTTGCGGCAACCACTATTGCTTCTAGTACTACGATATCTGCCGCCACTTCTCTAACTACACCACTTCTCACTAATACTAATGCGTTGTCAATCTCAACTACTGCAAACAATGCTAATATCACAATAAGTCCTAATGGTGATGGAAATGTTTCAGTTGGTACTGATAGTGGTTCAGGTCTAGTGAACATTAGTTCCCCAATACACAAAACAGGTGTACATTCTGCTTTAACTGAAACTGCACATACTTCTACTGCAAGTGACCCCGCATCCGCAAGTTCAGGTTCGTATTCGTATGCTCAGAAAAGAGGTATAACTAAAATACAAGGTAGAATATCGCCTTTATCTTCTGCTTTATCAAATGGTTCAAATGTGGCTATTACGGTTTTACCTACTGGAGCAGTGCATGGTAGTAACTGTTCGTATAGAGGTATTAGAGGAACTCTACATATTGACGCAGGAATAACAGGCAGTGGTAATTTTGTTTTGACTCAAGACTTCATTGCTAATGATAGAGATGGAACTGGAATTTACGCTTTTGTTTCTTCAAATGCTGTATTCGAAGGAAGTTCTGACTTCCCTTTCAAGGTTTCTTGGGCTGAAATGGCTAGTGATGACATGCAATTAAAAATAGAAAACAATACTGGTGGAAATATAGGTACAACATTTACAGTTTGGTGGGATTTAACGTTATTCCCTCAAGTATGATAATAAGGTAGGATAGTCTAGGAAGAGTAAAGCATAATGGACAGTGAAGTTATGGTGATGAAATATGACAGATAGTAATTTTGTAATAAAGAAAGGATTAGATATATTTGATGGAGATGTTTCTCTTAAAGGTTCTAACAAAGAATTAAGATTTTATGAAGGTTCTAACTATGTAGGATTTGAAGCCCCTGCTCTTACTGCTGATAAGATATGGGTTTTACCTAATGCTGATGGTTTAACTGGTCAAGTATTGAAGACTGATGGTAGTGGTAATCTCGGTTGGGCGAGTAGCGGTGGAGATACTAATGCAGGTGGTGTTAATGGTTCAGCAACCGCACCTACATTTTCATTTGCTTCTGATACTAATACAGGAATGTTCCGATTAACAGGCGATACTCTTGGATTCTCAGTTGGTGGTTCAGCCGCCATGTATATGCAATCATCTAAGGTTGAAGCAAATAAGAGATTTGAAATTATTGCAGGTTCTAATACCGCACCCGGATTATCATTAGCAGGTGATGATAATACAGGAATATACCGATATGCAGAAAATCAAATAGGATTCACAACAGACGGAACGGCTCAACTATTCATTAAAGATGGTGCAATAGAACCTGTTACTGATAATGATATAGATTTAGGAACATCTACTAAGAACTTCAATGATGCGTTTTTGTCAGGCGAGTTAAATATTTCTTCTTTCTATGGGCGTATTAATTTCAAAAAGAATGCATCAGATAATGTGAATAATGATGCTATTTATTTCATCAACGGCTCAGACCAATATGCAGGGGCAGTAAAATACTTCCATGCTGATGATTCATTAAGATTTGACGCTAACCAACAAACGCAATTACATATTTCCGATGGTGCGATATTCCCACCTACTGATAGTGATGTTGATTTGGGTACTACAAATCTAAGATTCAAAGATACATTTGTGGATTCAATAACTGTAACGGGGGCCGTAGGTAGAGATGCCACCGACCAAATTAAGTTTAGCACAGATAACCAAATCATATTCAGAGTTGATGGGGCCGATGGTGTTACATTCAAAACAGGAGGAGAAATAGAAGCGACAAAGTTTGATGGTGCATTAGAGGGTAACGCTGACACGGCTACTGCCGCCGCTACTGTTGGTGTAGTTCCAAATAACGGTGCTGGCTCATTTGTAAACGAAAATAACCTAATTATATTTTTACCGGATGCAGACGGTTCTCATAGCGCAGGTAATTATAGACCTGAATCTTCAACTGACTTTCATTACAATCCCGGTACTACCATATTGACTGTTCCAAAAATAGCAGGTGACGTTACAGGGTCTTTAACAGGTACTGCGACTAACGCTACCGCCATTACACTCGGTGGACATTTAATTAATGACGTTGATATAGGAACTGAGTTAGTAGATACTGATGACCACATAATGTCATCCGGTGCGATTAAGGCTTACGTTGACGCAAATGCGGGTGGTGCTTCTTCTCTCAATGGTTTATCGGATGTTGTTGTATCAAACACATCAAACTTAGGTATAGGAACTGATGTTTTTGGTAGCATTAACACACATAACTCAACCGCAGTAGGATATAGAGCAGGTCAAGATTTGACTACTGGCTCAAACAACGTATTACTCGGAAGTCATGCGGGTGCTAATCTCACTATTGGTCAAGACAACATAGCCATTGGCAGAAATACAATGTTGCAAGATACTGCTAGTATTCACTCAATCGCTATTGGAAGTCAAACGGCGGAATACACAACAGGTGATAGAAATATCAGTATTGGTTCTTACGCGGGAAGATACATTTCTGGAAACTACAACATTAATTTAGGTGTGAATGCAAATGATAGTAGTTCAAACACAGGTTCAGGAAATGTAGTAATTGGTCATAATACAGACCTTGCTGATGATTCGACAGATAGAAACTTAATAATTGCAGGGTATGATGGAACTAATACAACAACTTGGATAACAGGTAATTCATCAGGCGTAGTAAATATTCCGGGTTCTTTGACTGTTGCAGGTTCAGCAGTTGGTGGTGGTGCTTCTGCTATTGGTGGTTTATCAGATGCAAGTACAACTGCTAATTCTGTTTGGTTAGGTTCAACCCCTGCTAATGCTACTGATTATAATGCGGCATTAGGTATAGGTGCTTTAG